CATGGTCTAAATGTTCAAATATAATATCTTTCATAGGAATTATTAGATTATTAGCTGTTACTTCTCCGGTATCATCATCATTTCTACTTTTATATTTTCTCACTCTGCTTATATCTTGTATATCTTTTGCCTCTACTAGACCTTCCCGTAATTTTGGAAACACTATTAAATCTTTAAATACTACTCTAATAATTATAAACAAAACCACTATACTTAATAAATAAAACAATAAATTAATTCCTATTTTTTTTCTATTAATAAACATTTTATATATAATTCATATATTTTATTCTATTTTTATTATCATTTCTTCTTTTTGATACAAAAGAAATTTTATAATATTTCTAACAGTTGTTTGTGAAATACGTCTTTTCCCACCATCTTTTGTTTTAAATTCTAGATTATCTAAACAATGTTTATCTTTTTTAATGCTTTCCAATAAATGATATAATGAATTAAATTGTCCCATAACTATTTTTGATGTTTTACTGCTTATGCCCGGTATCTGACTTAATATAATCTCACCAATATTATCTGGTCTAATATTATTTTTCTTTACTTTATGAACAACATCTGTGTATGATTTTCGGTTTTGTTCATTTATAACTCTATCTTTTTCCCCCTCATTTTTATAATAATTTTCTCGTCTTTTTTCTTTCAAAAGTTTATTCGCGGCTCTTAAAATATATTCTGCCGTTTCAAGGACATCACGTGTTTTATTTAATGAAAATCCTTTAAAATATTGAATACAAAACATTGTTACATGTAAAGTTGACGCGGGAATTTTATTATATTTTCCAGTATACCTGTTAATATCACCTTCTATCAAAAACATTATATTATGATTATGGAGAGAATTATTTTCCAGACGAAAACTTTGTTCGGAATATCTACCATCTCTGATTGACGCAGCTAAATCGTTTAAAGTTTTTCTTTCTATAATTAGTTTTTCATTTCCCTTTTTATCACATATAATAATATCGCCAATAGGTAAGTTTTCTATTTCTACATTAATATTAAAATCATAATCTTTATTTAGCGATTGTATAATAGGTATTAATTTTTTTTCTCTATAATCTATCTTGATCATTGGATAATTTAAATGACAAATAGTCTTTAATATATTTACAATAAAAGTTATTAAAGATTTTAGTAGGTATAAATTATATAATGGAAAAAGTTTCTCCGAAAATGGCAGCTGCTATGGGAATGGGATTTATTGGATTTATTATGGCAGCATATAGTTATAATAAATATCACACACCTGATTATGTTGAAGAAATGCAGCAAAATGTTGAAAATGAAGAAAAAGATAAACCTGTTAAAATTGAAAAAAAAGCAATCAAGCAAGACGTAACGGAAGCTATTAAAACAACCGCAAATAACTTAGCTGAAAAAATTAAAGCGACTAGCGGTGTTCACTGGGGTCAGTTCTGGAAAAATGAATATGATAACTTGAATGGTTCTAACAATGAAAAACCACACACGAATGAAGAAGAAAATGCTGAAGAAGCTTAAATAATATAAAAAATCAAATTAAATAAATTTCTATTTATTTAATTATTATGTCTCTCCAAAAAGAAATGAAAAATGCCAATACAGAAGAAGATTTGTTATTCAATCCTTATAACCCTTTAAATAAAGAAGTTCCCATCCGTTTTGTATGCGATATTTTAAAGAAATATGGCGTACCAGATAAAGTTCATAATATTAATTTATATAAAAGATCCTTTGTTCATAAATCTTATTGTAAAAAATCTAAAGACGAAAATTTATTAAATAATATTATTATTGCTGAACAACCCATCGATTGTATATCACTTAAAACTAAATCAAATGAAAGACTTGAATTTTTAGGTGATGGTGTTTTGGAATGTATTACAAAATATTATTTATATAGAAGATTTCCAAAAGAAAATGAAGGTTTTATGACAACAAAGAAAATTGCTCTTGTTAAAAATGAAACCATTGGTAGAATGGCATATGAAATGGGACTTAATAAATATTACATTCTTTCAAAAAATGCCGAAGAAAAAAAAACGAGAACGAATCTTAAAAAATTAGGCTGTTTATTTGAAGCTTTCTTAGGTGCTCTTTTCTTAGATTTTAATAAAATCTCCATTCATGACGAGGATAAATGGTTTGATAATGTATTTGTAACCGGTCCGGGATTTCAAATAGCTCAAACTTTTGTTGAAAATATTTTCGAAAAACATGTAAATTGGACTGAACTTATCAATACTAACGATAATTATAAAAATCTACTACAAGTACAACTACAACAAAACTTTAAAGTTACACCTATTTACAAAGAAATTTCTGAATGGGATGAAGAATGCGGTTATCATATGGGTGTTTATTTGGCTATTAATTATCAATCACATGAAATTGTTCACGGTAAAGTTATATCTCTTGGTGATTTTATGACTGAACATAAAATTGCTATGAATATGCTTATGGTAGGTAGTGATATTAATAATCCTAGTAAAATACAAAAAATTAAAATGTATTACGACCACGAATGTGAAACAAATGAAGAAGTTAAAATTTTAATATTTTTGAGTGATTCAAAGCATAAGATAAAAAAGAAAGCAGAACAAACTGCTTGTAAATTAGCTTATGATAATATTACAAATAAATAATTACCACCCAGCTACAGCTATTTCATTAACTGTAATATCATTTTTTTGGAAAAAGTTCAAAAGATCTCTCCTTGTTCTTTTTTCATTATCAGTTGGGAGATTATTATTAATCCAATTTGTTAGTATAAGTTTTCTTTGGTTAGATATTACCTTAGACGTGAGAAATTCTGGATATTTTTTTACATATTCCATTGGATATTTTGCTATATAATATCTATACCATGTATGTTTTTTTTGTAACCTTAGGAGACGACGAAAACGTGAAAATTCCCCCCACCACGGAGATTCAAGTTGGTTTTCCAAAACTCTATATTTTTTATATGTTTTTTGTATAAATTTTATATTATTTAAATAAAGTTCTTTGATTGTATTATTCAAATCCTTATTTAAATAAAGGCAAGAATTAACTAGCGTACTTAATGATATATACTTACTAATGTACTCCTTTACAACATCTAAAGGTATTTGCGTATTTAAAAGTATTTTATAAACAACCATATTAAATAATTAACTTAATTAAATATTTAATACTAACAAAATAATCAATTTTTTGTATAAACATTAACAGAGTGACAGATTTTAGGTGATATATAAACGTCATCAAAATTTAATTTAAATTTAATATCATTTCTAGGGATCTTAATCACTAAATTTTTTTTCATTTTTTTTTCAATCTTTTCTTCTATGTTTTCTTCAAAATTTGTATATACCCCTGATTTTTTTGTATTTTTCACAATTTCCATTATCAAATTATCCATAAATGTTTTATAAATAAAATAATATAATATTTTTTTATATAATATTTTTATAAAGTATAATGGAATCGTTATACCGATTATTACAAAAACAAGAACCTGTAAAACAAAAAAAAGTTAAAGCCGCCACAAAAAATTTAATTAAATCTGCTACACTAAGACAAAGAGAAAAACTAGATGGTGATGTATCGGTTGAAGGAAAAATGGATTCTTCTTCTAAAACTACAGACTCTTCTGATATTAAAAAAAAAGTTAATATTACTGCTAGCGAAGAAGATTTCGACATTGGAAAATATATGGCAGACCTTAGAAAAAAAAACATTCGCGTTTTTAAAAAGAAAGATGCTTCTTCGCAGGATAAAACAGTTGACCTACAACAAAAAGTAAAAGAACTTGAAACTATAATTAGAAAAAAAGAAAAAAGAGATGAAGAAGCTGCTGATGTAGAGGAAGATGGTGGTGGTGAAAGCAAAACAACTAGAAAACCTAAAACCATTAGAAAAAAACAAACAGAGAAAATGCCTACTTACGACCCCGAAGTTTTAATTGAAACAGATACATCCCGATTACAATTAGTTGAAATTGATGGAGAACCGATATTATCAAGATTCCCCGATAAGATTTCACATATTAATTTAAAATCTTCACAGTACCATTTAAATAATAGAGAAACTTTTTTGAATTTCATCAACACTGTTTTCGCTCCTTATAGAATAGAATCTCAAAAAGATGATGATAGTATTTCTTGTAAAACTATTAATGATAGAAAAAAATCTGGAAAGTTTACTCTTTTATTACATCAAAAACTAGTTAGAGATTATTTAAACATTAATACACCATACCGCGGGCTATTTCTTTACTTTGGATTAGGTGCGGGTAAAACCTGTTCTTCGATTGCTATAGCAGAAGGTTTAAAAGATTTCAATAAAATTGTTGTTATGACGCCGGCATCTTTACAGCAAAACTATATTAATGAAATAAAGTTTTGTGGGGATTTTATATTTAAAAAAAATCAAAGGTGGGATTTTATCAAAACTGACGGAAATATACATAAAACAGCAGCTTTATCCCACTTTTTGGGTGTACCAAAAGAATATATTGAAAAAAAGAACGGAGCTTGGTTAATTGATGTTAGAAAAGATTCGAATTTTTTAAATGATTTAACAACCGAAGAACAAAAAGAAATAGATAAACAAATAGATATTATGATTAGAAATAAATATAAGTTCATTAATTATAATGGATTACGCAAAGAAAGATTTGAAATGATGGAAAAAGAAGGAGAATTAAAAGGCGGTAATTTTTTCAATGATACTGTTGTTATTATTGATGAAGCACATAACTTTGTTAGTCGTATTGTAAATAAACTTAATCAGGGTGGTGTTATTAATACAGATGGTACAGTTGGAGGGAAAAATTCAGCTTCTGAATCCATTTCAATGAAATTGTATCACTATTTAATGGATGCTGAAAATTGTAGAATTGTATTTTTAACAGGAACTCCGGTTATTAATTATCCCAATGAAATTGCTATATTCTTTAATATGCTTCGCGGATATATCAAAACATACACACTTAAAATACAAAGAAATGAATCATCCAAAATAAAAAAATTAAATATAGGTGTTATTAAAAAAATTCTTAAAAAAAATAGTATAGATTACATTGATTTTAAACCATCCACAAATACACTTACTATTACTAAAAATCCTTTTAATTTCACGAACAAATACCGAGATAAAGAATATATCGGTGTTGAAGTTAAACGAGAAAACAGTGATAGTAATTTTATTAAAAACATCATTAAATCATTGAAAAGATTTAAAATTAACGTTGACTTACCAATAAAAAGACCTGAAAAGTTTAAATGTTTACCTGATAGTATGGATGAATTTACAAATCTATTTATTAATCAAAAAACAAATAAGCTTAAAAATACAGTGATGCTTCAAAAACGTATTCTCGGACTTACATCATATTTTAAAAGCGCCGATGAAAAATTATTACCAAAGTTTGATAAAGTTGAAGATATCAACGAGATTTCCGTTGAAATGAGCCCATACCAATTGGGTATTTATGAAAAAGCAAGAGTTGCCGAAAGAAAAGAAGAAAAAAATAATGCTAAAAAGTTTAAAGGAAATAAAGTAACAAATTTATATTCCGAGTCAACATCAACATATCGTATTTTTTCAAGAGCATTTTGTAATTTCGTTTTCCCACCCGGTATCAAAAGACCTATGCCAAATGATTCACTGGCAGAAGAAGCAGAAATAACAAAATCTTTAGATAAAAATGAAGATATTACAACTTCTAGTGAAGAAGGTGGTGAAAGTAAAGGCACAACGCTTAAAGCCAAAGATTTTAATACAGAAGCTGTTCATTTTTTTAACGAAGGTGGTGTGGAAAGTGATATAAATCTTGTTGAAAAAGAAAGTAACCCCACGAAAGCAAGTAAGGCTGTTCTTTACTTAGAAAGAATTAAAGCGGCGTTGGATGAATTATCCGAAAATGGTGAAAGATATCTAACAGGCGACGGATTGAAGGAATTATCCCCTAAATTTCATAAAATTGTTGAAATTATTAACGACCCTCAAAACAGGGGAACACATTTATTATATTCCAATTTCAGAACCATTGAAGGTATTGGTATATTAAAACTTGTTTTGGAAGCAAATGGTTTTGTGGAACTTAAAGTCGGCAAAAATAAAGATGCCACTGGAAAAGCAATATATTCAGAAATACCTATTAACGAATATGTTATTACAAATCTAAAAGACGTTAGAGAAAATGATGCGTTTGCTTTATTTACTGGAACTGAAACAGTTGAAGTAAAAGATATTACGCGTTTAATTTTCAATAGTCAATGGGATAAACTTAATCCATACATTAAAGTTCAGCTTAACACTATTCACCCAAACAATTACTACGGTGAAATAGCAAAATGTTTCATGATTACCAGCGCTGGAGCTGAAGGTATTACTTTAAAAAATACAAGATATGTTCATTTAGTTGAACCATATTGGCATCCTGTAAGAAAACAACAAGTCATTGGTCGTGCTGTAAGAATTTGTAGTCACGAAGATTTACCCGAAAGCGATAGAAATGTAAAGGTTTTTAAGTATTTGGCGGTATTAAATGATAAACAAATCTACGGTAATCCAGATGCTGAAGATCCCAAAAAAAGAGAACCAATGATTTCAACTGAAATGCGTCTTAAAGATGTAAGTAAAATAGATAAGAAAACTGTTTTAACTAGTGACCAAGCTTTGGATGAAATATCGGGTATTAAAGAAAGCATTAATGAAGAAATATTATTGGCTATTAAATCAACCTCTATAGACTGTAAAATACATAATAAACCAGGTACTCCTGAATATGCTCAATGTTTTTCAGTTTCATCTGCTAAATCAGATAAATATACCTATAAACCATCTTACAGTACCGATGAAAAAGATGATGAGCGACAAATTAATGTGCGAAAAGTACAGAGTAAAGGTGAAATTGAAATGAATATTCCTGGTATGGGTAAAGTTATGGTTGACGCTTCCTATAAAAAAACTAAAAAAGGTTTTATATATGATTGGGAAGACTATAAAACATCTAATATCAAACGTAAAATTGGCTTACTTGCTCCCCATCCGACAAAAAAAGGTAAGACTATGATTAAAAAATATAAAAATTGATTTTAAATATTTTAAGTTTTAAAATATGTAAAATACTAATATTATGAGTGAATATTTAAATAAAAACAATGTTGGATGGATTTATTGTATGATTAACCCATGTATGCCTGGTTTGGTTAAAGTTGGTATGACAAAATCACCAAAAAGACTACCTAGTATTCGTGCTAATGAGTTATTTACTACTGGCGTACCGCTTCCCTTTGAAGTTGTTCTAAAAAAACTGGTAATTAATCCAGTAGCAAAAGAAACATCATTACACAATCTACTTTCAAAATATTCTGAGCGTATTAACTCTGGTAGAGAATTCTTTAAAGTTTCCATTGACGTTGTAAAAGATTTCTTTGATTTAATTGATGGCTTGGAACATCCTAATAATCTAGGGGAAGAAATACCACATGCACACCTAGAAAAAAAGATTGATTCTTGCGTTCAGCTATCGGAAGTAGATAAATATTGGAACGAATATCCAAAACAAAAGCAACAACTTTTAGATTGGAAGATAGAATACAATAAAAAGTCCACATTGCCCTCTATTTCAGCCGATAGTGGAACATCTGAAAAAATAGCAGCAAATCTTAGACAAAGAATACGCGCCAGACAAGCTACTCCTCATTGTTGGCCACAAAACGAAGATAATCCTGAAACTGTTAAGCTGAAAGAAAATATGATTGCTGCTGTTGTTGGTGGAAGATGGTTTGATAGAAATTAAATGGGCTCAGCTATAGTTTCATTTTCAACTTTATCTTCGACTTTATCACCCATACCATCATTCGGCTTACTTTCTTCTATAACATATTCTATTTCCTTAGCTATATCATCTGTTTTTTCTTTCCAGCTATCTACGTTTATATTTTTTTGCGAAAGCATTTCCATGATTTTTAACTGATTTACTATTATATCAGATAAATACTGCTCTAATCTATCTACTCGTTGATTTATATCAATCGTATCTGTTTGTTGCTTCGCCGCGATTATATCACTGTCTTTACTTTTAACTTTCATACTACTAAAAACTGAAGTTAAACTTACACTTTCTTTACTATTTTCATTTTCTTTTTCTTCTTTTTCTCTTTTTTTAATTTCATCAATAATATCTCTCTTACTTAAATACATTTCACCCTCTTTTGTTTTATTTCCGTTCATTTCTTTATTTTTTTTCTTAAAATACTCGTTCATTTGTTGTTCTCTCATTGCGTTTGTATTTATTTCTGTTACATTGTTTGACTTTGTTTCTTTAGTTATTTCTGCTTTTAAATTGCTTTTAAATTTTACCTTCTTAATAGGCTGTTGTTTTTTTTCATTTACAACCATTTCGACATTGTTTGCTGTATTATCTAAATATTCAAAATTATCGTCATGTATTGTAAGCTTGGGCACGCCACCACTGTTTAACCATTTTAAAGAGTCGCCCTGATCATATCTCTGTGTTATATTATTTAATTCTGATTCACGCTGTTCCATCGTCTTTGATAGCATATTTCCCATGTCTCTTATGGGGGCGTCTCCTTCTTCTGAAAAATCAATATCATCCGGCATTGCCTTATTAATCATTTTCTTAAAATTTTTCTCATGTTGTTTATAACGCTTTCCAATTGACATCGTTTTGACCACTTTTTTATTTCCAAATTGTTCATAGTCTCTAAACATTAAAAGTTTATTGTTATTTGATGCCGATTTTAAAAAATTAAAACATTCACCGATAATTTTTTTATTTACTTCACTTAAACCATCATAATCAAATCTTTTAGAATGATAAAATTTACATTTATTTTCAAAGAATTCTTTAAATCCGGCTACATCTCTAACTTGTAATTCATTTTCTGATACTAATCCTTTCAATACATCCCATAGCATATATTTATTGCTTTCAGCGATAACCGACATGATTTATTTATATAAAATAATGATTTATTATTTATATAAATTTTACGACATATTTATTATTTTTAAATGATTGTTTAAAAACGGCAACACCTTTCAATGATATTCAATATTTATTTGATTTCCCTGAGATAATTCTCTCCATAATTTATTTTTTTCTTTTTCTGTAAAAAATTTATCATCAATCTCATATTCATCGCCCAAATCATCCATTATAATATTTTTTTCTCCTATTAAACCAGAACTTTTATATAAACTTTTTATTGTTATTTGTTTTTCATATTTCTTTATAAGATAAGAATATTCTAAATATAAATATATACTAGCTTTAGCTAAGATAAATATAATTAAAAAAGTATATCTTCTAGATAACATGTATAAAATAATGCTATATAATTATTATTTTTTATGAAATATAATAATTAATTTTTATTAAAATATTTTGTACGTAAGTTAATTACTTTTTTATCTAATATTCTTTTATTGAAAAAATCAAATGGCTTATCTTTTAAAAGCTCTACAACAAAATATAAACAATACATACCACATTCACTTTCAGTAAATTGGTGTCTTATTTTATTGCTTTTATATTTATATCTTTTTCCTATTTTTTCAGACTGTTTTTGTATTTCCCAACCAAGTTTTCTTAACTGTTTTGGAGCGGGATCTCCGTAACTATCGAAATAATATATTTCCCCTAAATTACTATTTACAAACATGGCTACCCAATGAGAACCATTTTTGTTATGTTCATCCAAATTAAAAATAATGCCTATTTTTTTCTTTCCCCGTTCTATTGTTTTTTTTAAATCAAATTCACATAAATCTTCCCAAACACATTCTCCATGAGATATATGTTCATCATAATCTATTGGGCTTGGTCCTAAAAATTCAAAACAATGATAAGCATTTTCATATTGTTTCATGAATTGTAATATTTCAATACTTGACAACCATTCCCTCGGATTTTTTTTCCATTCTTCAGGTTGTTTTGGTGAAAATATATTATCTAGTTCTGATTTTTCTATTTTCCCTTTAAATAATTTATTTTTAATCCAACATGATTCTTTCCCACATGTACTTTTCATATAATATGCTAGTGTTTCCCATATTTCTTTAACGTTATTTGTAGCTATTTTTGAATCCGGATGCCTTGTATTCCATACGTCGCGCATTTTCAAAAGAACTTGTGGCGTGTAACATGAAAAATCTAAATCTTCTCCTTTCTTTTTTGGTGCGCATTTATCTTTGCTAATATTTTTTAAAGAATATTCTTTTTTAACCCGCCTGTTTCTTTTTCTTTTTTTAATTTTCTTTTTTTTATAACCATCCTTTTTTGTCCAACGTTTCTTACTTTTATTTTTATTTTTATTTTTATTTTTATTTTTATTTTTATATCTTTTTCGAGTTCTTCGGGTT